TTATTCATGTCTCACACCTACTATTTGTTCTGGCTTAACTTCTGCCACGATATATTCTTCATATTGTCCGCGATTAGAATCGTTAGGAGCAATCTCATTTCTGTAAGCCTCTACTTCTACCTCAAGCACCACGTCCCCATATTGTGGGAAACTTTTAACTTCTGATGTTGGATTGAATAAGTAAACCACCTCAGTTGAGTTGTTTGCTCTTCTGTTACCTTCCCAGTTATCATTACCAGTTTTTGAAATTGGAAGAATACCTTCTTTTAAGATTTTTTCTAAATCTTCAGAACTAACATTTTTGTACAATTTCATTTTTTTAGCTTCTCTAAACTCAAATGGTACGATTGTAGATAAGTAATCTTTATCTCCGATTTTTACACCTTCGTTGAAAATTTTAACCACTCCGTAATAATCAAGTTTTAGTTCATGAAGGAACTCGAATACGTCGATTCTATCGCTCCACTCATTTTCAGAATTAATATATTCTTCGTCATTTCCTCTCACAATTACTGTTACCATTTTAACCTCTGGCTTGCTTGTATATCTGCTGCAATGAGAAATACTTACTATTTCAAGAACTGTATGATCATTCTTTCTTATGATATCGAATGTAGAAGTGTAATATTTTGATGTTTTTACAAATTTAAAAATTGATTGTGCTCTAAGCAAGCGCTCTTTTGTTACTTCTTTCATTAAAGATCTACCGTTTTTTTCTATGAATTTTGCCATTGCCTTTTACCTCTTTTCTTACTTCGTACTTTAATTATATCATACACGTTATAACGTGTCAATAGTTTTTATGGAAAAAGTTTTAAAAAAATCATAAAAAAAATACCCCTCAACTTTCGTCAAGGGGTAAATGAGCTGACACCAGCTCAGCCTAATGGCATTTTAGATAAATCTTTATTTGAACTCGAATGAGTTAGATTCAAAAAATACATTCTCTCAAATAATAAAATACCGTATTTATCTATGACTAAATATTACTATTATTTTTAAATTTTGTCAATAAAAAAATTCCCCTAACATAAGCTAAGGGGAATGGTATTTAGGTATTATTATTGTAATACTATTTTTTAATTTTGTCAATAAAAAATACCCCCTAATTAAAGGGGGTGTAATAGCGTCTGTATTAAGTTATTAATTTACATATCTACTGCGTTGATTAGGTAAGCGTCCTCTACCCATTGATTTGATTCTGGATAGTTAATTCTAGCCCAACCGTTGCGTTTTTCGTAAACTCGAACTCTTGTTCCAGCTTTAAGCAACTCTTTATCTTCTGAATTTACATCAGGAGAAGTTTCAACGTAATAGTCCTCTGATAATTCAGCTTCATAGTACGGCATATCAGCGGCTTGTAATTCTGTGTTAACGTCTAATTCGTGTGCAAATTCGTCTGAAACGTCATCTTGTGGAGTTTCTCCTGTATATCTGTAGGCGTACACATACGGACAACCGTTAGCTTCCCAAATTACATCATGATTGTTGATTGTAATTCCATTATAGCCGTAGTTACAATGAATTATGTTGTCAGCGTCAACAAACATACCTGTATGACCAAACGCTCCGCTTGAACGACCTCTAGCACCCCAAATAAATATATCTCCACGTTGTGCATCCCAACCTTGATTTTCTGCAATTAAAGTATATCCATTTTTAAGTAACCAGTCGTGCATGTATTCTGTATTTACAGCCCAACCATGGTCGCTTGCTCCTGCACTTCTTAACGCGAAATATATCGCGCTTGAACAGTCGTACGAGTTCGGTCCTAATCTGCTTGCCATTGAGTAAGTAACTACACCTCGTCTGTCGTTCATCCATTTAATCGCTTGTTCTGTGTTTATTGCCATATTATTTATCCTCCTTTGGTTTGTCATAAGTTAAGGCTTGTTCGCTATCTCCAAATCCCGCTGTAGTAGGGTCACTAACCACGTTTAGCAATGCTAAGACTGCAAATACTGAATTAATCACCCCTACAATATTGTTACTGAAATTATCCAAACTCAAATGCAATCCAAATACTTTTGCTACTGCTTGCACAACTAAAATAATTGCACTCACAAGCCCTAATACAAATCGTTTGTTTCGTAATCTTACATTCCAGTTAATCATTATTTATCCTCCTTTTTCAATGGTAAATCTTGACAACGTTCAAATAATTCAGTTACTACCGAATTTCCTCCTAGATTTTTGTAACTTTCGTAAAGCAAGGAAAGTTCTTTTAATTCATGCACCCCTATTGTGCCTCTGTCTAAAATCCTTGCCATTTCTTTTAAAAGTCTATATCTAGTTATTGCCAAAGTCCCGTCTGCTGTCTTTTGAATTTTACTGTTTATTTCAGTTAAATTAATATCAATATTTTCTAAATTCTTGTTACTACGTTTCAACAACCACGCTATCGTGGGTGCTATTATTGTAGTAACAACCGCAACTATAACACCTTCACTAATCAAACATTAAATGACCTCGCTTTCTACAAATTTTAAAAGGGAGCAATTAAGCTCCCTTGATACTATTCATGTGCTAAATGCTCTAAGTCCATATCGATTAAGCATTCCTTAACTTGTTCTTTTAAGAACGCTGGAACACTTGCGAATGTTCTTTTGCCTTTAGCGATGTTAATTGCGAATAACATTGCCATCATTATTTTCACCTCCTTTGCCGTTTTCTTGAGTTTTCTCAGCTTCTTCATGCTGTCCATCTCCTTTAGCCAATTTATCACCTAATTGAGTGATAAGTTCCATTACCGAGCCTTGAGTTACATCAAGCTCCTTCTTCACCTTGTCCATTTCCGCCAGTTTTTTATCAATTAACTGCAATTTTTCATCAAATTTGGTAAATCGTTCATTCTCTGCACGGTTTGGGTAAGTCTCTTGATAGAATTGTTCAAGAACTAACTCAATCAAATCCTCATCTGTTTTGTGGTCGAAATTACCATTTAAAATTCTAGTGATGATTGTTTGCCCATCTTGAATTTGCACCCTTAAACCAGTTACTGTCGCACTGTCATTAAAAATTCTGTCTTTGTAGTTAATCTTGTACATCTTCTTTTTCTCCTTTCGAAATTTGCTCGTTAAATGTCTTAATTATTTCATTAAATCCGTCATTCATTTGAACTAACTCCTTGCTTTTCCAATCACTCAATATATCAGCAATTATTCCAACCATGATGAATGGCGGTAAGCTGTATTCTCTTGCAGATACTTCTACATATTTAATTAAATCACTTTTGGCATTTGCGATTTTTGCTTCTATTGGCATCATTTTTTAATCCTCCTATAATCTAAACTAGAATAAATCCATTTTTTATCCTCAACGTGACGCTACCCCCATCAGCTAACGCTACTTGAATAGTATCCGTGACACCATCATCAACACTAATCTCATTAGGGTTAATTCTTGCTTTTTTCAAATAGTGCCAACGCAAATTAACGTTACATCCAGCATTCAAACTGTCGGCATCATAATCAGCAAATGAACCTGAGGTGTATATCCATTTCCACGTATACGCATTATCAGTTTTTTTCTGACGATATGCCCAACCCATGAACCAGCCGTCGTACTCTAAATCAAACTGAATACCTTTTTTGGCGTCGTCATATTTGTATTTATTAGTTCCCATTGAGCCTAGTTCATAACCATCTCGCCAAAATTGATAACCTCGGTCAGTAACCCTCGCTGTTAATTTATTCTGATTGACTACTCCATTTTCGTAAAATGACATACCAGCATTTTCAAACTGAATGTATTTAGATATATTATTCCACGCCAGCCTTAAATGATGCGCATTTTGTGTCAAAATAGTACCAAAATTATTTTCCATTACAGCCGACCTAATTTGATTTTTAGTTTGTTCTATTTCCGAATAAACAGTACTTATATTAAATTCAGATTTATAACCTATTAAATAATTTAATTTAAATAATTTAACATCTACTACTGTAACTCCGTTCGGTATTTGGAAATAAATTTCGTCTTGATTATTAAAACTCCTAAAAATCCAAGTATTTACACCTTTTAAAAACGTTTTGGAAGCTTCCTTGGATGCATCTAAGGAATATTGCATTTTCCATTTAGACCCCTCCCAGAAGTCGCCTTGCGTTTTAATTTCAACTTTATAGATTTTATTCAATAGAAGTCTTTCGGTTGGTGTAATAGCTACAAAAACATTATTCGCTTCATCTTTAACCATTTTGTGAGACTTGTATATGTTTGCGTTGTCTTGTGCTTCAATTTCTGGCGCTTCGTATATTTCAACGTTTTTGACTTTTGTATTTGACCCCAACGGATAGATATTAACTCTAGTTTGGTTGCTTGAGAATGATACTTTCCACACGTTTAACCCGCCACTGATTATTTTCCTATCGCCATTATTTTTCGCACCAAAAATGTTAGTATTTTGATTTTCTGGCACATCTTCTAAATCAGCTAAGATGTAGTATTCTTTATCTTTTACAAGCGGTGTTTTAGCGTTAAAATAAAGGTCGTTTCCTTTCTTCTCAACTCCACTCTCTGAACAAATATTCTCGATATTATAAGCCATTTTGAATTTTTTATTGTTAATCTCACCAATCTTACTCTCAAACTTGTCAATAGTACTTTCAAAAGTCTTAACCTTGCTTATTGTTTCGGTTAGTAACTGCTTGTCAATAGTATTATTCAACCTAGCGCTTGCTACTGTCTTATTTTCTCCACAAGTAACTTCAAAAACGACTTCCATTGGTTGACCGTCTTTAGTACCGTTTGGAATATTAATGTTTTGCACTAACCCGTTGTTATCAAGTGTGACTTCTCCTGAAGCCGTATATCCACTAGCAACTAGCTTTTTAATCTCAATCTTTAACGGTATATCGCTGGTTGAAGCACGGACTATCTCTCCGTTGTTGTACACATCTAAATAGACCTTACAGTTTGCTAGATTTTCGTTTAAATAACTTCCCTCAATTCTTGCCGAAGCTGTAAGAGAGTAACTTTGCATATCTTCAATAGCAGGAAGCCACTTATCTGTTGCTTTCTCATCAACCGCAATGTAAGGCTCGGCTATTTTAAAATGAATACTTCCGAAACTAACTAATGCTATTCTGTTTTGCACGAAGCTTTTACTTTCAGAATCGTTTGAAATAGGAAATTGCATTTCTATTAACTGCCACTCATCTTTTTTTGATGTGCCATTTATTAAAGGTAGCGATTGGAATAAATCAACATTGTTATTCTCGTCTGGCCAGCTCATGCCTATTAATTCATGTCCGCTACTATCCGAGTATATGTACACTGGAATTCTTAAGACTAGCATTTTCCCTGCTGCAACATCTCGAATATTTGCTTTCATGCTAAACCCTTGCACTTCGTTACTCGCGTTAGGTAACACCTCTATAGAGTTTTGGTCGTTATAATCTTTCTTATTGAGTTTTAACACCGTACTTCCCACTGGTTTTACAACAGCGAGCGTCGGAAATCTAGTTCCAATTAGTTGGTTAAACGCTGGCACTTTTCCGTCTTTACCTTTTAGTTCGGGTTTTTTCTTTTCAATTTCTTTATTAACTTCCGATAGTAAAATTTGATGAATCCCCTCATCTGTTGCTAAAAGCTCACTTAATTTAGATTTTGTAATAAGCCCTTCTCGAATGGAGTTAACAGCTTTCGAACTTAATTTTTCAAAACTTAAGCTCCCTGTTGTTATTCTATTAGCATCTAATTCTATAATTTTAGCAATTGCTGCTGCAAAGTTCTTGGTAAGTATCTCAGATTTTGTTATCTGAGTAACCACACCTTCAATATCTCCTGTGGAAGTTTTAAGAACCCATTTTCCTTTTTCAAAAATGTATAAGTCCGTAAAAGCTCCATTTGGTTTAAACCAAACATCTCCCTCACTTGGATTTTTAGGTTCAGTAGTATCCGCATAAACTAAGTTACCGGTTGAGCCCAATCTCGCATTAATAAATTCTATTTGACGTTGAACCGTTCCTTTATATTCGGTGGTTAAGCTAGCAGTACCTTTTACATTGGCGCTAATAGTCGATTTTAGTCCACCTGAAAAAGAAATTTTTAACGATAAGATAGGAAACGCTTTATAAATTCCATTTGACACCTCAATAGAAACCCAATCTCCGACTTCAACAAATGGATCTCCGCGCCAATTTAATTTAAAAGGATTAAACCTTAAATTTTTATATTCTGAATATATAGAATTTAACACTCCCTGCGTCATTAGCGGATTAGATAGATTAACCTGTGTTCCCAAAGGATTTCCCATAACCAATATATTTTTCTCTTTATCTTTTAAATCAACAGAAATACCGTTGATTCTAAATTCTACCTCATCTACCTCCAATCCTTTTAGTAGATAAGCACTTTTAGAAATTCTTTTTTCTGTCCTGGTAAGCTTTCTAAATTCAAGTTCTCCTCTATTGTTAAATACTACAAAAGCACCCACAGTTTGCGCCAAATATCCTAACATTTCTCGATAAGAAACTTTTTCTAATTTTTTATCAAAACCTGGTAAATTTGAGATATTCAGATTGTTGTTAACTCTTAAATTACAATCATTAGCTATTTCTTGAACTATATTTTTACCCAAAGCAGGATAAGATATAGTAGATTTAAATTGATCATTTAAGAAAGCCATTTTATCAACAGCTTTAACCGCTGTAGTTTTATTGTTCCTATCTAATTTTATTTCAGTTAAATAGAATTCACCTATTTGACGTTCTACTAAACCAGATTCAGTTTCAATTGTGAAAGAAACCTTGATTAATTCTCTTTCTTGAAGTCCCTCTATTAAAGTTTTGAATTTTATATCAACCGTAGAAGCATTAGTAGAACCGATTGACATTTCATTTCCAGTAATCGAGCTTATATAGTCTATTGAGCTTACACCATCTGACAAAACTTTATTTTTGATTGTCACACGCCCTCTTATGCGTCTTGAAGGAGCATTAATAGCCTTTTGATAATTCTGATTAATATTATACATACAACGTCTACCTTTCTATAAAATTCATTTTTAAACCGCTCCAAGGCTTTAATTTTTCATTAAAACTATATGCGGGAGAAGTCCTATCCCCTACATAAAAAGTTCTATTTACCATTCCTTCCATAGGGTCTGGATAAGTAATTGAAAAGAATTCACTTGTTACAGCACTTAGAAGCGTTCTAATTTCAACTTGTGTTAATATTCCCCACTCGCATTCTAATTTTCGTTTTGTTGTAACCCTATCTCTAATCATATTACCATTTGCATCACGTCCAGTTTCTCCGTCAATATCTTGGATTCCCACTTGAAATGATTTAGGAGCAACAACAGTTACTCCATTAATTATTAATTTTGCCATTTATTGCTCCTCCTAAATTTTTATAAGCGTTTGCCCAATGCGTTCTTGTTCACGATTGATTTCGTCAATTGTAAATCTAGCATATTCAGTACCACCTAACTGAATTACAATGTCTCCGCTAGGTAAGCTACTTGCCTGCTGACCATTCCCGATAACCTCAGCAACAGCGCTACTTACTACACGTCCCATAGTCTGTAAGAATCCAGTGTTTTCTAGTGGGACAACCGCTTCTTTACCAGCTTCACCAATCATAGCGATAGTTGGACTGTCAACAATACCCCCTCTTGCTAATCTAGGTAAACTGATATACCCGATAGTACCTAAACTTACACCAGGAAGTTTATTAATTAAACCTATAACACCGTTAATCATTCTTATAAAACCATTGACTATATTTTCAATAGTCCCTAAAACAGCATTGACTGCACCTCTAAAAGCGCCCCCTACAGCATTACCTACCATTTGACCAGCTCTTACAAATATACCTTTAACGGTACTCCAGACACCTGAGAAGAACGTTCCTATTGAACTGAATGCTCTTTTCACTGCATCATAAGCTTGGCTAAACGTCGTTCCAAACCACTCTGCAACTCTGCTCAATGCGGTCTTAACATCATTCCAACGCTCGGTAAACCAACGACCTATGCCTTTGAATATATCAACTATGTTATCCCACGCTTTTTGCCACTGCTCTTTGTACCAGTTAGCTACTGGAGAAAGAATATTCTTAACATCATTCCACCTGTCAGAAAACCATTGACCAATCCCTTTGAATATTCCTACTATGAAATCCCAAGCTTCTTGAAACCTATCTCCAAACCACTGGCCTACAGTAGAAAATATAGAAACTATTCCATCCCAAAGTCCTTGGAAAAAGCTAACTATTAACTGCCAAACACCTATGATGTTGTTGTAGGCAATTTCAAAGTATAAGACTATTCCATCCCATATACCTACTATGATATTCTTAACAAATTCAAAACCGGTTTGAATAAGTGCCCCTATTTCCTCACCCACTGCTGAAAAAATACCTTTAATAAAGTCCCAAGCACCTTTGAATATATCCTTTACACCTTCCCAGATTTTAGACCAATCACCCGTGAAAATACCCAATACAATTTTTATAAACCCGGTAATTACATCTATTATCAGTTTGAAAATTGATGATACTACATTAAATAAAGCCATTATAGATCTTCCTATTTGTTCAATAATGGGCATAACTACTGGTAACACATTTTTAGCTAAAAATGAGATTACCGGAACAATATATTTTTCAAGCACAACTTTTAAAACATCAATAACCGTACCTATAAGGTTACCAATACTTACTAACGTAGGCTTGATAAAGTTTTGATACGTACTCTTGAACTTTTCTCCTAAAGTTTTCAACGTAGGGTTAACGTGGTTATTCCACATCTCTAAAAAGATACTAGTTATCTTAGAAATTCCACCATTAAAAGAATCAATAAACGGTTTAATGTGTTCATCATACACTTTATTAAATATAGAAAATCCATCTTTTACAAAATCTTTCAGAGTCTCTATCACTGGACTAATGGCATCTAATATGCCAGTAAATACTTGAATGAACTTATCTTTGTTATCACCAATTACTTGTTCTATACCTCCAAATACATCTCTAACTAATTTTAACCATATATCCTCTATACCCATAAAAGCATAGGTTAATGTAGAAATGATATTAGCTCCAATATCTGTAGAAGGTTTGCTTGTAATGGTATCGTAGAAAATATCAGATAACTTAGCTGCAATATTTCCTAGACTGCCTACTATATCTCCCATCTCTAAGAAACTTCGCATAAGCCAACTTTTTATATCAAGTCTAGTTTCTTTCAGAGATTTATCTATACTTTCAAAAATTAAAACGCCTATTCCTAATGCTACATTAGCAATTGCTCCAGCCATTTGACCTAACGCAAATGCTAACTTTTCTAAAAATATACCAGCTGTTCTTGCAACTAAACCATCACTAAATATAATTTCAAATGATTCTTTAATACCTTTTAAGGCTTCTTTTATACGGTCAAGTCCTTCTTCTCGGAATGTCAACTTCCAACCTAATTTAAATAAGTCTGCTAAATGTACCAGGAAATCCTTTAGAGGCTTTAGCTTCTCAAGAAGTCCATCAAACATAGTATTATATTGAGTCCCTCTATCGGTAATATCAATGTCAGGTAAGATATCTTTCCCACCTTTGCCTTTGCCTTTACCTCCTTTACCTTTACCTCCAGAACCAACATCTGAATCTGAATCGTCTGCTTTCTTATTTAACAGGTTAATTTCATCAAACCCCATAAGTCCACGTAATTCTTTGACCGCTTTTTTAGCTGCTTTCCCAGCATTACCTACATTGTCGGCTAAGTTATCAGCACCGCCACTGGCATCATCTAAATTATTAGCTAAATCTCCTGCAGCACCTCCTGCGCCTTGCAAGCCTTTAGTTACATTTCCTACAGCTCCTGCTACCCCGTCATTGCTACTTACTTTTTTATCAAATAATAACTGCACAAACTCAGCTAATTTAGCTGTTGCCCAACGTAAGGCGCCAGCAAAAGCATTTAATATAGGCATTACAGCATTTATTATTGGTAAAAAGGCATTACCTATATTTAAGGCTGTATCTTTCATCAAAGCCTTAAATGTCGATATTCTTGTATTAACCGTATCTTCTAAAGTCTCTCCATATCGTTTAGTCGCTTGTTCTAAGATTGCCATTAATCTGATTTGTTGTTGTGTTTGGAAATCTAATTGTTGCCAACTTTGACCGTTAGCAAATTTCTTGAATGCCTCAGTGCTTTCAATCATACTAACGTTAACCATTACCCCTAAATCCTCAATGGCCTCTGTATTCCCAAGTAACCCACTTCGGATACGTTCCATAACATCAGTCATAGTACGTCCAGTCCCTTGTGCAATAATTGAAGATGTTTCAAGTAATTTAGTAGTATATGCAGCTAACTTTTCCTGGTTTTGAATAAATCCAGCTAAGATATTACCATATGTCGCTCCGTATTTTATAGCCTCGCCTTTACTCATATTAAATGCTAAGGCATTATTTTCTGCCCATTTTAAGAATGATTGAGTGCTCTCACCCATTATTCTACTGATTTGATTAATAGAAGCTTGTACTTCTAAGGCTGTTTGAACAGAATACTTTCCAAGGCGATACAGTTGTTGAAATAGCAATCCTACTACTGCTAATTTTGCTAATCCTGAAAAAGCATTTTTTATGCTGTTTACATTCTCCTTAACACCTCTAGTAGCTTGATTCATAGATCCTTCTAACTGTTTCATTTTTCGTTGAAAAGGTGCTAATTCCGCATTAATAACAACCTTTAATTCTTCTAATGTAGCCATCTCTTACCTCCTTTTTGCCAAAATAAAAAGCCAACCAGTTTTACTGATTGACCTATACGTTATTATTTCCAGTGGTATCCACAATCTTTGCAAATTTTATAATTTTTTACATCATTCGATATCCTCCTGTTTTTGGGCAGTAGCATTTTAAGTGGTATTATGAACAATCCCATTAAAATATACAGGAATAACCATTTTATGGTTACCCACCACCAACCTACCAGTAACCACCAAATGAAACTATGTCTTCTTGGGACAATATCCTGAATATTGACTAGTTGGAATTGTAAATTATTAGATTGACATTTTGGGCAAGATAAATTTGTTTGATTATTTTTCATAGTATAAAACCTCCGACACAAGTTTATTATACTACATTTTAAAGTTTTTTTGAATTTCTAATTTCGTTAAATCTCATAACAAATTCTCTCATTCTCTCTTTATGCAAAGCTAACTCTTGTTCTTTTCGCAACTCTTCTATTTGTGCTTTTTCTTTTTCAAAAATATACTCAGGAGCACAATTCCATAATTCAGGAGGTTTAACATCCTTACTCAAGAGTGGCCCGAGAAAACCTACAATTGTGTTAGCTAAATAATAATCACGTATATAATCATTTTTTCTATTAAATTCAAGAACTTTATTCTTGCTGTTTATAATATCTAAAATTTCTTGTGGTGAATGTTCCCAAAAGAAATGAGGAGTTATATCCACATCTAAAGCTATAAAATATAACTCCTCTATATATTCCGCTCCGCTTTCTATTCTTTTACTACTGACAGAGTTGTTTTTTCCTTTTTCTTGGCTTTCTTCGCCGTTTCCTCGGTCGGTATAAAACCCGAATCCTGCATTAACGGTATTAACACATCTGTTAATAATGATGTTTGGTCCTTACCACAATCTAAATAATCATCAAATATATTTTGTACATCCTCAAACTTTAATCCATGATGATATTTTTGAATAGCACCGTGGATTATAAATAACATAGTTTTTAAAGGTGGAATAGGCATATCATCATTAAATTTAAAAATTTTAATAATATTTACACCTAAATTTTCCTCTAACTTACATACTGTAGCTGTAGTAAGTTTCAGCTTGTACTCTGTATCTCCTACGTGCCAAGATGTGAATGGTTTTCTCATTTAATACTCCTCCTATTATTAAATTGATGTTGAGCCATCAGTAAATTTTAAATCTGATTGTAGTGCGATTTTCAATGTGAACTCAATAACGCCATTCACACCGCCTCCGCCTAATTTCACTGCAACTTGTCCTTGGAATTCTACAGTTGTTTTATCAGGGTAAGTTTGTTTGAAATAAAGTACTTTTTTATCGTCCATTGCTTTTCTTAGTACTCTGAATGCTGATGTTGCTGCTTTATTTTCATACTTGAATTTGTATTCTAACTCACCAGCGTCACCAATTCCTAGTTCATATTGTTTTACCTTATCGGCTAAAGTAGTATTTTCTACTTTTTCAGGTTCTACCCCTAATTCAGGCACTTCTTTTAATCCTGAAAGTTCAGTATATGATCCTGAAGTTTCGCCGTATTCTAATTTAATTCCATTTGCTAACATGTTTAGTCCTCCATTCTATATTGATATACTATCTCACTATCGGGGTCATAAATCCCCTCAAATCTCATTATTTTATGTCTTAAATTGCTTGGGTCTGGCATGTCTTGTGCCATAGTTCTTTTCAACCCTAAAGAACTAAATACTTTATCAACTTTTAAAGCTGTTTCTGATGTACTCTCTTTATCAAAAATATCAACTTTATACCTCAAATACGTTGTCTCTTCTACACCGTTATTTAACCATTCATGAGGCTTGTTCTCCTCTTCAAGGTAAATAATAACGGGGAAGTTTTCCCAGTCAGCAGGGTATGTATCAGTTACATTATTTGAAATTTCTGACAGCTTAGAGTAAATCAAAGGTTTAACATTAATCATCTACTAAACTCCTTTAATTTTTTACTTAAATACTTAGCCATAACTTCTTTTACTTTCTTTTCATTATTTCTTAAAGCAGGGTACATAAAAGGTTGCGCTGGTTGCCCCTCACTTCTATAAAACTTACCTACAGGAGTTTCTATTGTATGAAAATGGTATGCGGACAAGTATCCTTCATCAACCATATCTTGGTGAAACCACCACGGCGTTGTACGATAAGTAGGATTAACATTAGGACTTATTCCATTATGATTATTAGCACCTATTCTACCAGTCCCAAACTCTAAGAAGGCTGCTGCAGGTTCATTGGTATAAACTATACCTTTCAATCCATCAACTTTTGTCCTTATGCTGTTTCTAGTCCTACCAGAATTTGTTGCAACTAATAACTTAGCTTCACGTTGAACCAGTTTAGCACCCCTACTGACCCCAGCTTTTATAATTTGCTCCCCTTCTCTACCTTTTAGCCTGTAGATTTTATTAACTAACTTACTTAAATTCATTATTTGTTCAGTCATAGTTTTTGCAACTCCACAAATTTATGAAATGTGTAATTTTTTATAGATACCACTTCGTAATCGGGTACGTCACTGTCTATACAGATACCGTCACGCTCTTTTATCTCGGCAGACCTTTCTACAAGCATATTCAATATATAACTTAGCTTTTCACCATAAATTTGAGCTTGAACACGTCCAGAAGCCGGGTAAATTTCAGCATTGATTATATCCGGATTATCTCCATATCCTTTAAATCGCACACCTTCATTATTAGTCTTGACAACGTATTTAAAAATCTTATAAGGTTTTAATCTATTTCTTTTCAAACGTACCACCACTACACCTCGCTAATCTATAAGTTGATAAAGTGTTTTTTATGTGAGGTGAAAAATCATCTCTATAAGAAGTTGAGATACCACCTTCGCTTCTTGAACTTTCCCCTTCAACTCCTGACCTATTATATAATTCAAGTGCTATCTCTAGAGTTACACTTTCCAGTCCAGGAATTAAAATAGTTCGATTAGTTTCAGCTAAAACGATATTCTTTGCCCTCAACCACAAAAGAGAGAGGATTTTTTCATCACTCTCTCCGCTTAATTGTTTAAACTCTTCAATCATAGGATACCTCCTACTACTCTTTTACTTCTTTTCCTGTTTCAGACGGAGTTTTAAGGTCCTCAACATCTTCAATTTCTTCGAGGTATAAACTAAATCCACCTTGTGATTCCAAATTCACTTTGATTTCCGCAATTCGTTTATCACCAGCCTCGTATATATCCCCTACTTGATAGCTCTTTTCCGTTTTAGTATCAAATATTGGGTTTAAAACTCTAAATTTCATTATTTACCTCCTACGCTTCCGCAGTTACCGTAATTTTAACTACTTTCTTAGCATTTTGAAGAAATACACCGTAATGTTTGTCAGCATAGAATCCTGTTGATTTTTTAGATGGCATGCGATCAGATTCTAAAAATGTTTCACGTTTTAATAAAATCTTGAACGCTTTAGTTCCATCTTCCTCATCTGGATTAGTTTGAACTAAAATAGCTTCGTTTTTATTTAGTTTATTTGATTTTACTATTTGAGTATTTAAAATCGCACCATATGCGCCTTTGATAATTCCTTCTGCCCCGATTTGTGACCCTTGTAAGAAGTTCTTACCAGCATCTAATCTTAATGCACTTGCAGAATTAGGGTGGCATAATAATACATAAACATCATTGTCAGAATCTGTATCGAAAACATCTTGTGCATTAGATAGGTCTTCCACTTTGAAACCTTTTTTAGTTGTATAAGATTGAGTAGCAGTTTTTGCTGCAGTTAATACATCATTATCAACTTTTTGGTCGATTGACTTCGCTAATTGTCTCATTGCTGTTCCTACTGGATCTCCGTAACCACTCAATACAGCTTCATCAGTTAATTCAATACCTTTCGCTGCTTTTTTAACTTTCATTTTAGTAGTTACATGTCCTAATTGTTCAGTTGGGATTGTTGCCCCTTCTGCTACTTCCTCTGCATCCCCTACATAGTTCCATTGAGGTACTGTTAATTCATCTCCTGGAATTCCCACTAAACTAGTATCGATATCTGCTAGCGGGATGAATTTAATTGATTTCCCTACTCTTTCATTAAGCATGTCTGATAATACTTCTGGGTCTAATAATTGTGCTATTTTTGTTTGTCCTGTTGCCATTTATTTATCCTCTTTTCTTTGTTAATTGATTATATAATTCTGGATTAGTCGTTTTTAATTCTACACGTTCAGCTATTGACATTTTGTAAAATTCTTTTTGACTAATACTTTCCTCTGCTTGTGAAGCCTTAGTTAGAGGTTGAGAGCCTTTTAATTTATCGGCTATACCTCTTTGAACTGCTTGCTCCCACTGTTTCCCGATGCCGTCTATTGACGATTTAACAGTATTTGCGTCAGTCAAATCAATAACATTAGCTAATTCAATTGGTAAACCACGTTCGTTTAATATATTCTTAGCCTCTGCCATTAATTCTCGTTTCGATATTTCCTGTTCTCTTTTATCAAGTTCAGCTTGTCGTTTATCTTGATTATATTTCGTTTTTTCTTCAGCGTTCATAGATTTTAACTTCTTAGCTTCGTTTTGTTCTGCCTCCTGGTCTTTTTTCCATTTAGCATATTTCTTATTGATAATTTCATCAACTTCGGCATCACTATATTTTTTATCGTCTACTTTTTCCGGTTGTTCCGTAGTTGGTTCTGCAGTTACCTTTTCTTCTTCAACCGTTTCAACGTTATTTACTTCTTGTTCCATCTTAGAACCTCCTATATTTTAAGTCGTCCCCGACTATTATTTATTTTCCCATAGCTTTTAGAGTCTTCAATGCTTGGACAATATAAAAACCGTACGGAAATCCATACGGTGAGAGTATAAGAAAAAGCACTTAGATCTCTCTAGGTGCTCAAGTATTGAATTGCGTTTTTATATTTTTTAATCCGTTTGTAGTCTGTATCGGTAACAGATTTTAAACGTGATAAATCTGAGTTATGCTTTAAATCAGCAAGTTTTACAACTCTTGCTAAATTATTTAATTTCACTTTTTCAAGGTATTCTTGATAACTTTGGCCTTTTTTCTTTGTCAATGTTTGTACCGCTGCAACAACTTCACTTGGTAAGCCTGCAGCTAATAAATCATTAGCAGTCACATTACTATCCTCAATAACATCATGCAATAAAGCTACAGCTTTTTCTTGATTGGTTGTAACTTGTCTAGCTACATAAATAGGATGCTTAATATACTCAACGCCAGCTTTATCAACTTGGCCAGCGTGTGCTTTTTTAGCAATAGACAATGCAATATTTATCATGCTACCACCAACCTTTTGATAAACATTTCTGCTTCTTTAGCAGTAACTTCTTCAAAATCTGTAAAGTCACCAAAAAATATACGGTTATACCATGCTTCATTTTCTATCCAACCCTTATCTGCACTATATACCGACGTTTCTCCTTCGCTATAACGCACAATTTGAGGATGTTCTGTTTTTATGAGAAAATATTTTGTTTCCATACTATTTCACCCTTTCTATATTTTTTGGTACTTTCAATGTTTTGCTTAAGTCTAGCATTTCGTTATCAAGCTTATATTTTTCTGCTTTTGTTGTCGAAGGTAGCCTACGTTTTTCATACAACTCATGTAAAGGTCCATTCTTCAAATCAAAACTTTCCTGAGTATGATATTGCATCTCAAAGCTGATTCCATATTTTTTTATGACTGTATTCACACCTTTATATGGTCCATCTGTTAGCCATGTATTTTTTACTTTTACGATTTCAAAACCTTCTTTAATAAGCCTTTGCTTCATTGATAAGTAATCCTTCGCAAAGGTATCAACATTCAAAATAGTCGTGTACCTCAAAGCATCATTAATTTTACTTGCTGCCTCTGCTAAACTTATATTTTCGGTTTGACTATCTGTTATAATTTTACGTGTTAATGAATCGGCCGTTTTCTTGCGGAATTCAAGACCGGCTAGCGTATTATTACCTGCAATTCGTTGCATGTCTTTTGTAATTTTCGGTTCAACTCTTGAAATTTTATCTATTATCCGCTTACTAAGAAACTCCGCTTCACTTTCTTCCACACCTTGATTATACACTTTTTTCTCAGCTTTTACAACATATTTATCATACCAATCTTCATAATCCATATCACCTGGTATTGTTGTAGTTTTACCCGTCTTTGGATCTCTTGCTCTTCTAGATAATTCAGTTAAATCCTCGTCATCAAAAACAGCTATTGTTGTTGACCTACAAAACGGATGTAGTGGTGGGTAGTTAACTCCTACTTGTCTTTCTGATACTTTATAAACTTTATAATCATGTTCTCGGCAGACGTGTGATGTTCTAGTGTCTAATACAGCAACAAATCGATATTTTTCAATATCAGCTTCCTCATAACTTAAAGCTTCCATTTCGTTGTTTATATGAGCCGTTTCAGTCCTAATAAGGCGTTTAGATTCAAATTCACTTACATTAAATCTATTTATTAATTCGTCAGTTACATCTTTTTCTTTTTTTCCTGTCAAAACTGCTTGAAGAACTTCATCTTTTAATGTTTCCGATAATTTCTGAGTATTATTCCAAATACGTTCCGAATAATTTCTACCATTCCAAGGTGTTTTTATTAAACGTTCTACTAAATCTTCATCTAACGCATTAAAACTAAAACCTATACCTGTTTGAGTTTGCATTTGGTGAATATTATTATAATACCCATGTTTTGCAACATCTTTATACAAATCAGTAGTCTTGGATATTTCATGCTTGGCAATATACCTTTGAATATTATCTATTTCATCAATTAAGCTTTGAAGTCGATTAATCCTGGACACATAAGCTGGGCTATTCAAATCTTTTATTACCTGTTGAACTCTTTCGCTCATAGGTGCTAAATTTAGAGCAGGTACTAGGTTGCTAGCCTTCTTACTACGCATAAGATTAACCACTTGCTCAACTTCTTTTTTGGTAAGCCCGTATTCTAGACTAAATTTATTGAATATGCCTTTTACATTCTTTTCTATGTATTTTTTAGATTTATCATACACTTTAGATATTTCCTCGAAGGTTATATCAGCACGTTCTATTTGAGCGTGCATCAATTCGGCTTTGCGTAATTCCCAATAATCTCTACTCTTCAACCTCATCACCTACTAATGTGTTATGGATATGTTCTCCTCCAGATAAGAATAATTGATTATTTTCAATATTTTCTTTTTTCTCTTCGTTTACCTTCTCAATTTCTTCACGAGGATCTTCAACAAAAGGTATTTGGCTTAGTAACGTTTCTTGACTTACCTTACCATCCAAATTACTGACTATTTGAGATATTTCAAGTAAATTCTTAGGTAGACTACGGCTAAAGTGTGGAATAATACTATTAGCATCTATTGCTATTTGAGTAAGACCTAAATAATTAGCAAATAAGCTGATACGTTTTTTCAAACCTTTAATATAATAACGTTGTTTAATTTTCGTTATCATTTCTAAGCCTAATAGTTTGAATTCCATTGCCACCCCCGAACTATTACCCGCAAAATTCTCATCTGTTAAATTAGGGATATGACTAAATGTGTAAATATCTTGCTTAATCGCATTTCTAAGTGTTTCAACTTCATTCTCATTTAACGTCTTACTTAAATATTCTGCTCTTGCTTCTGGATGTAATTCAAGTAATTTATGTTTAGCTAACACTTCTAACGCTTCTACCGTTTCTTTTACATCATCACCTAAGCGAGCGCCGTACAACACCAATATACTATCTATGAATTGCTCTTTATCATTAATTCGGTTAGCTGTCAATGAATTATAACAATCTATAAGACCTACTTGTTGTTCAAAGTCACCTATTGAATACTTGTTATTCTTATATTCAACAACGGGTATATCCCCCATATTATGCGGTACAGGCTTTTCTGAAATAACCCCTTTAGCTTTACCATTAAGAACTATTGAGTATATATATTGTTTAGTCATAATTACAGCTTGATAAGTTTCGCTATCCGTTTTATTTTCTTTTCGTTTAAAATAATAAACTGCAAATAGTGGATGCTGTTCTATACTGTCGTCATACACCATAAACGTATTCTCAACTTCAAGACTTTTAATATCTAATATATTTTCGTTTTCTCTAGCATACACATATTCGTAAGCTACTCCATATATAGCCATATCAAGAGCGTTATCGTGGTCTGTTTCATCAACTTCTGCATTGTCAAATGCAACTAATAAATCATCTATATCAGCATCCTGTGAATTAGAATACGTAATTGTGTTACCCATGAAATACCCTGTCGCAGTATCCGCTATATCTTTAGCGTGATTACAAACAGGTTTATAATTAGGTTTATTTTCGCGAATTTTGTATAAAATGTCATGTTCACCTAAATAATATTTCTTTAGTCTTTTAAATCTAGCTATTTGATTCTGATGTTCTCTAATCAATTTAATAACTAAATCTTTTTTTATGCTTTTTTCGTCATAATCAAATCTTGGATATGTTAATAATTGCATTCCGTCTCCTTTCTATAAACCAAGTCTACTTTTATCTAATATTTTAGCTGTCGGTCTGTTCATATAACTGTAAATCGCATATCTTAATGCGTCTAACACGTCGTCATATTCTTTAATGGCATCTCCTGTTTTATCATCCCAAACATAATTATAAATTTCTTCTTTAAATCTTTTTACTTTCGAAATAATAAAAAGACTATCCTGTTTAAATAATCTCGCTACTTGTTCTATTCCTGCTATCCTTTCTTTGTTAGCATTAACGGCATTCAATCGTTCACGATAAAACCTATCTACATGCTCAGGCCTAGCACTATCGCAATAAAAAGTAATATCACCGTGTCTTGTTTTAATTCCTTTTGCTATCTCAACCCAATCATCTATTTCTTTGAATTGATAAGCGTGCTCCTCAATTAAATAGAACTTCTTGTCAAAACTTTCACCTATGACAACTATTGAGCCATAGTGGCTATACCCCCAGTCCACTCCAGCAAACTTACGCTTAAATTTAATGTTTGAATAATCATCAAAATAATGTTTGTTTCTATCAAAATCTTGATAAACAACACCTTCTCCAGTTACCCAGAGACCTTCTATATCTCGGTCGTAAAACATACCAGAAGGCGTTGACTCTTTGATATTATTAATATATCGTTCAGTTAGGAATGTATTATCATCAAGTCTAAAATGATAAGAAATGATATTTTCGCTATTACTGTCGATATATTCTTTCTTAAGCCAATGTTCAGGATTATCGGGGTTGGTATCAAATACTATCCTTGCGCCTTCTCCAGAACAACGGGATATAATCTCTTTAAACACCATCTCATTTGCTAGTGAAGCCTCGTTTATATAGGCACCGAAGGCTGTCATACCTCGAATACCTCCGAGACCTGCAATAGTTCCTGTAAAAGCTTGAACAACTTTAACTCCAAATAATGTGAATGAGTTATGTTTATCAAACTTAATATCTAATTCATATCGGTTATAGAGCTCTTGCAATATGTTATTTTGAATAGTCTTACTCGATACACCAGCTAAAATATACATAGGTTCTCTAATTTTTAAGGCGTCGGCTATTTTTCTTACACGCTTTAATTCGCGTAAAAATATGTCATTATTTATTACTGTCTTACCAGTCCTTTTCGCTCCGTGAAGCCCCAAGATAAAGAAATCTTTTTCTTTAACTCTTTTTAGTATTTCAATCTGTTTAGGTGTGTATAGATCATATAAACTCATCTAATTCACCATCTACTTTTGCTATATAGATATCCAGCTTATCTTCTTTTTTAGTTTCATCTTGCTTACTCTCCCTAGCCTGATGAATCTTGTTAAGCAAATCAGCAGCCTTTAATCTGTCTTTGGCACTCACGTCTATATAGGTCTTTTCTTGGAAGCCTTGACCAGCGCCTATTAACGTTTGTTCTTTATGCTCTCCTCTCATTACCGAGGTCAAATACTCAAGCACCTCTTGTTGCGTTGCTGTTTTTGCCGATTCTATCTCTTTGAGTCGTTCGTCTATGTAGGATTTTATTCCTACATTTTCCAACAATTTGTGACTTTGAGATTTTGCATAATTAAAGCTATACCCTGCTTCAATAGCTGATTGCATTGCATTTCCACTTGCGATGTACTCATCAGCAAAGTCTTTTTGTTTAGTTGATAATTTTGCCAAATTTTCCATCACCAGCCTTTCTTGACAAAATAAAAAGACAATCTCTCGACTGTCTTAAAAAATATGATATGAACTTAGGTAAGGTATTAACTATCTTACTGCTTGTGTTCGTATATCTAAAAATAAAAATTATTAAAGGAAATTTCTGAAAAAATTACCTTACCTAAAATTCCCACACTATCATTTTAACACATAAAAAAGGCTCATTGGGCTCAACATTTTAGAAATTATTTAAAATTTTTAAAAAATCGTCCATTAATCTCTTGACAATCCTTTTAACCGTGGAAATATCCATATGGTATTTGTTAGCTATATCATAGTTTTTCATTCGATTAAAGTATTTTGCATATATTATTCTGTAACTCTCGGGATCTAGAGATTTTAAAAATTTCTCAATACATTTCAGAACTCGCCTGTTTTCTTGATATACCTTGTTATCAAGCTTTTTAATTATGTTTCTCTCATTTTCCCTACCTGTCTTTTGCGTGCTAACCTCGTTCTTATCTGCTGGTTGATAAGCATTTAATAAAAAATCGTTACATTCCATTTGTAAGTTTTTGTAGTTTTTTAAAAAAAATTTTGCGTCATCCACCGTATATTCTCTATTCATTTTTTCCTACCTTTTCATAATCAATAATCATACTTCTACCCCTAACTCTTTTAGTTGCTCTACCATATTGCTTTTAATCTTTTCTAACGCATTTATTATTTCGTGTTCATATTCTTTTTTAATATCTATACCGAAAAATCCATTTTCTATAATGATATGTTTGGGATTTTCCCTACAAACTTTAATGAAACTATCTATAGTACTAATATTCGCATTTAAATTATAAACCTTTTCTAAATCCTCAATTTTCATCTAACAAAACACCTCCAAAATTTCTTCTCCAAACTCATTAATACAGGCTTGAGCTATTTCTCTTGATTTGAAGTAAGGTAATTTAAGGAGTGAATTATAATATATATTACTACCCACAGAAATAAATTCATCTTCACAATCATAAGTTATGTAATATTTACATTGATTTGTATCACTCCAATCAGGCTCCCAATCCCTCTGTTGTTCTTTCGCCCAACATTTTATCTTCTTAATTAAAGTTTGCTCTTTTATGAATTGCTCGGCTTCTTCTTTAGTGTAAAATAATAAACCAATTTCATATAAATGTTTATCGTAGTCATTGCAGATGTCAAACATTTTTTCTTTTAACTTTCCTGTGTAATCGTCAATGTAATACATTTCTGTATCGTCTTCCGGATAACTTATCTCATAAGATTTATTTTCCATTACTTCTTCTGTTACTTCTGTTACTTCTTCTGTTTGTTCTTCTGAATTAATAATATTATTGTATATTTCTAATATTTTGTTATACGTCTTTTCTCTAGGAATGTTTCCGTCTTTCCAGCCTTTGACTGTTTGCGGTGTAACTTTTAAATTGAGTGCCAATAGTGTATCGTTTAAATTGTAATATTTCTTAATCTCTTCAGTCATTTCTTGTAATGGTATTATTTTGTTCATCATTATTCTCCTTCAAATTTCGGTAATTCAGTCCAATATATTACATCTGCATCCGTGCCTTCAAAACCTACAAACATATCATACTCTATCCAATTATCCACCCTCGTGTCAGAATACCCTCCAGAACTTAGTGGATAAGTAAGTAACACTTCTTCGCCAATATTAGGATCATGTCCCTCCCACATAAATGTGTATAAATCACCATACTCTTCTTTTTCTTCTTCTGTAAGTTCTCTTTTATAAATTTTATGCCATTTCATTGTTATTCCTCCTAATCGTTGTATAAAACAATATCGCTTGAATGTACTAAATATTGTTTTCCGTTCTTTAATTTAACTTTTACAGTATCTTTATTATCATATGTAGTCCATTCTTCTACTTCCCCAGTAACTATTTCATTGTTAGGTAGTTTAATTACTGCTTTTTGTAAAGTATCCTCGGCTTTATCTTCTTTAAATACAGTTAACCCTAAACCTAAAATAATTAATAATACACCTATAATAAGCATCAAGTCTGTTTCTTCCTTAAACCATCTCATTATCTAACCCCCAATAAATCCTCATTTTCGTAAATATTGCCGATAACTTCCAACATTTCCTCTATATCCTCATAATTACTGAAATACCCCGTACTCCAACGACTATCTATTGACTTTAGAACAAAAGCGCAACTACTTTGATTATATTCGATAATACAATCCCAAGTGCCATTGACCGTAACTATGTCGCCTTCATAAATATAATTCCCGTTCTTATCCATAAGTCCTGTATTTTCCATGAACTCTACTTCATCAAAAGAATAACACTTAAAACCAATGCTAGGGTCTTCGAAATCCATATAATCATCATCATATACCTCAACTGTTTTTTCGTCGAAATTAATTAATTCTACTTCTAATACTTTATATAAACTTTTTATATATACCTTTGGTTGTAACATTTTTTATCCTCCTACTTTAATCTTTTGTTCTCTTTAAATGTTTCAATTTCTTCTTCTACCTTTTCAAGCACCGCTTGTTCTTGTTTAATTTCCTTTGAAGTTGCGTTAGGTCTAGTTAAATAATACTGTAAAGCGTGTTTGATAATTTGCATATCTCTATATTTTACATATATTGATAGTTTGCTCATCTCTTATCCTCCTGCCAATCTACTGCCGTCATACTTATTGACTCTTTCAAAGTAGAATTAATCATCATTTTTAAAGTCTTTTCAAATTCAAATAAAAAAGATTCATAATCAAATGCAATAATACTAATTTTCGTTGACTTAAAAACTCTATTTACAAGTTTCATAGCATATTTTCGGTTAACGTCATCACACATTATATGCACTTCGTGAAAATAACCATTACTTATTATCGCTGTTCTTTCAGTTACTTCTTCTACTTTGTCGTATCCGTAAGTTATTGCTATTAACTCTAATTTTGGATATTTATCTAACATTCTCCTAACCCCCTACTCCGTTTCTCTCTGCTGTTCTTTTTGTTTGTTCTGCTTGTTCTCTGTATAATTCCAATAGTTGACGTTCTAGTTTGGTGTTTTGTGTTTTTAGTTTGTCGTTTTCTATTTTAACGCTGCCCATAACCACTGCCGCAATCAGAAATCCGATTACTAAACCTAAAGAAAACATTGCTAATAATTCTTCTTGTAGTTTTTTATCATTTAACATCTCTTAGCCTCCTCAACTCTATTGAAATGTTTAGTTGCTAACTGATCTATTAATTTCTTAACGTCAAGTCCAACTTCCTCTATTAATTGTGGGTTAATGTCTCTGACATTCAACAATTCTTGACCATATTCAGCCATTTTCGTATCACTCATCAACTCGAACACTTCGCTTACCATATCCTCAATACGTTTCTTGCCAAAATTGTATTTAACTCTTAGCACCCAAGCCAGCACCAACACAAATTCTGTTAGCATTTCTCCTCTAGCCTCCATGCGTTGAATACGTATGTATTCACTAGCTGCGAGTTTAGTTATCTTCTTTTCTCCTGATTTTGCTAGACTAAATTTATTTTTCTTTACTTTTTTGACCATTTCTTAAACTCCTATCTCTATGCTTTTACAACTCATACCCCTTCACATATACACCACAAATTGAATTGTACCTTTTCTCACTAACCACTCTACTAACGTGTGAGTCGTCTTTCCAAAAATTCAGTTTAGTCATTTGATCAATAAATGCTTTTACCAAATTATCCACATCAGGCTTTTTAGTGTAATAATCACCATCCACTTTATTTTTCTCTAATGGAAAGCACCATATTATTTCAACTCCAATAGGAGCATTTAACATCTTACCAGGAATATGACTAATCAATCCTGTTTTGAATACTTCTTTAGCTTCTTTCAAATTATGCGAATCAAAAATAATAGGTTTACCATTTTTGACTGAAATAATTTTATCTTGATGAGTAACTGTTGGTATTTTTTTTAATGGTGCAAAAAATTCAAATTCCATTTTTTATTTTCACTTCCTTAACTCCAATTTAATTTTTTACCATTTCCATTTTTTCTTTTTTCATTTTTCGCGCGGAGTACAGGACGGTGTTGGTACAGACAGGGGGTGGTTTTTAAACCCCCTGTACTGTACAACCTGTACTGTCCCTGTCACCCCTATCCAACATCATATATCTTAGATATATGCTTTTTCTGTCTTAGACAAGACACGATTTTTTAAGTCTTGTCTAAAAAAGTCACGACTTATTTTTTAAGTCTTGTCTAAAAAAGTCACGACTTATTTTTTAAGTCTTGTCTAATGTTTTTTAATGGTTTTTGTATTCTTATCAAACCAAAACTTTTTACTATTTTCTAATCTTCTTTCTATAGTTTTTACACTTACACCTAAGTAATCAGCAACCATTTTTTTTGTCGGTTCTTCGTCTTCAAACACACAATTTTCAATAGCCATTTCAAACTCTAACATACTACCTTGATTCTTATCTTCAGCTTGTTCTGAACGACCTTTCTTAGCTTTGCTATACTTATTTTCGTTACTATCAGCTGCTAAGTCAGCTAATACTCCCACCTCATCAATCGTATGAATTGGATAACTAAACCACATATTGACAGGTTCAAACTTCGCAAACTCTCTGAGTGTACCCTCAACACGCCACGCTGTTTGCTGTTTAACCTTAGCTTCTAACTCTTTGGCTTGCGCTCTAACTTCCATTAAATGACCGCTAAGACTTCTTTCAGCGTGAAATTTCATAGCCTCATAGTCGTAATGGTCATCCATTCCAATTTTAGTCTTGTAGTATTCATTGTTTAACGTTCTTATTCTATCTTCATAGAATTTAACTAATGCGTCGTTTAATTGTGTTTTCAACAAAGTTTCTGGAATCTCCAATTCAACCAAGTCTAGTAATGCGTCGGGATCTCGTGCAAACACTCCACTACCACTGGCCCTATCCATTGACTTTTTGCCGCCTTGCGCACCTTTCGAGTGGTGGTGGCAATAAATAACTGAACATCCTAATTCTGTAGCGACCTTGTCAAATTGGTTGGTAAAGTGAGCCATCTGGTCAGCGCTATTTTCATCTCCAGTAAGCACCTTATAAATAGGGTCAATTATGACTACTGTGTAATTCTTCTTATACGCTCTTCTAATTAGTTTTGGCGCTAGCTTATCCATAGGGACAGTCTTACCTCTTAAATTCCATATATGGACGTTATTTAAGTTACTAGCGGGTAAACTTAATTTAGCGTAAACATCTTTAAATCTGTGTAAGCAACTAGCTCTATCAAGTTCTAAATTGACATATAGTACGCGACCTTGTGCACATTCCCAATTTAACCACTTCTTCCCTTCAGCAATCGCTATTGCCATTTCTATTAATGCGAAACTCTTACCAGCTTTTGAAGGCCCAGCGATAAGCATTTTGTGACCTTGTCTAAGTACTCCTTTAATTAATTCAGGCGCTAAGTCTGGCATATTATCCCAGCACTCCTCTAGATTTTCAGGATCTGGTAAATCGTCGTTTAAGTCTTCAATATATTCGAACCATTCATCCCAACTAGCTTTACCAATATTAGTGTCTATTAGAAATTGTTTGCGTCCATTTCTCATCACGCCTGGCATACGGCTAAGTCTTGACGGATTTTTATTTTGTGTATCAACTGCTAAACCATTCTTGGCGCACACTTTATATAAGTAATCAACACGCTTTTGGTATTCTTGATAGTCTCTAGCTTCAATTTTAACAATAGCATGAACTGACTTACCACCACTATGGACTAAGCAAGCAACTGGCAATTCTAACTCGCGAATAATAGCGTTCTGTTGTGAAATACTTGTTTGGTCACTTTCCACAAGTGCGTATCTATATTCCGTTACATTGTCATTTTTAACGCCTTTTCCATCTAATGGATTAAATCTTATCCACGCTCCAGCTTCCGGATTATAATCGCCAATTACAAATCCTATATCATCTTTATATTTATGTAACTTCTCAATTAAATGGCCCGCAGTTCTGTCAAAACAACCTTTTTTAGGCTTATGTAAAGTCTTACCATCTTTATCTTCTAAAGGATACGTTTCAGTCACATATCCAACGTTTTCTGTGCTTTGAAATAGTGTTTCTAGATAAGTAATTAATTCCTGACTAGGATTCCAATTAAATGGTTCTTGAATTTCCTTGCCTTCAATCCAACTTTTGTCTATGAATTTGTAATCATTATCGATTTTTATTTCATCATCCCAACCTAACTCGTGGGCGTTTTCTGTGTTAAAATAGATAGGTTCGTATCCTCTATCGACTGCCATTTGGTATACAGTCCCACCAGTTACTGGCGTTCCTGAACCATTGAAAGTATTCCATTTTCTAAGGCATTCACCTTCTTTATATCTAATATCATTTTGAGACCATAAGTCCCATTCTTCAACAGTGTGGCCTTCGTGTTTAAGAGCCATACCAACATTTACCCATTCTTGATAATCAAGAGTAGCTGGGTTGATATATTCTAATAATTCTATTAAGTTTGATTTATTTTCCATTCTAGCTCCTCTTAATTAAATATTTGGTCTGTAATCTTTCGCAACAATACCTCTTGGAAGTCTCCAACCATTAGCTGCAATTCTTGTTATCATTTTATTGGCTTCGTCAAAACTCCAAGAACCAACTTTTCTAAATCCTCTATTCTCTAACAATCTAATCTGTTTAGGCGTTGCAAGTCCTGCGTCTCGACGTTTGATAATTCTGTCAATCAATAGTTTAGCTTTTCCAAAATTCTCAATAGTATCCGCATTGATTCCCATTTTTTCTAGTGTTTCTACTTGCCTACTAGATGGTGGGCCTTGTTCAGAAATAAAACTTGGCACATAATTAGCAAGGTCTTCATCAGCTATACTCATTTCAAATTGTAATGGATCTACTAACTTACCTTTTTTACGTCTTTGTTCTGCCAATTGTTTGGCAAGGCTCGCTTCTCTGTCTTGAATTACTTCCTCTGCTGCTTTAACTTCTATTTCTTCTAAATCAACCGCATTACCAACTTCTTTTTCACTAAGCTCAGTCATCTTTTTAGCAATCTCTTCATTTTTTGCTATTAAATGAGCGGGTCTACATAGTTCATGTTTTTCAACATGCCACAAGAAATCTAAAAGTAATAAATTTTCTTTTCCTGGATGTAATCTTGTTCCACGTCCTACCATTTGAGAATACAAGGCCCTTACCTTAGTTGGTCTTAACACAATAACACAATCAACGCTTGGACAGTCCCAACCCTCTGTAAGTAACATGGAATTACAAAGAACGTTGTATTTATCATTGTCGAAATCTTCTAATATTTGCGCTCTATCTTTACTGTCTCCGTTGACCTCGGCAGCTTTAAATCCTTTTAAATTAAGAATATCTCTGAACTTTTGACTTGTTGCTACTAGCGGTAGAAATACTACCGTTTTTCTATCCTTACAATGTTTAAGCATTTCATCTGCTATTTGGTCTAAATAAGGATCAAGTGCATTACTCACATCACTAGCTTTAAAATCTCCGTTTTGAGTAGCAACTCCGCTAAGGTCTAGATTTAATGGAATTGTTAAACTTTGTATTTTGCTTAAGTATCCTTCTTTGATAGCATCCACAATTTTATACTCATAAGCTAGACTTTCAAAATAAGTCCCCAGATTCTGCATATCACCCCTATCTGGAGTCGCAGTAACCCCTAATACTTTTGCCTTGTCAAAATGATTAAGTACATTCTGATAGCTGTTAGAAATACAGTGATGAGCTTCATCAATTACAATGGTGTCAAAATAATCATTGCTAAATTGATTAAGTCTTTTCTCGCGCTGTAAAGTTTGAACACTTCCAACTGTCACTCTAAACCAACTGTCTAGAGATGTGCTATCAGCTTTTTCTAACGCTGTATTAAGTCCTGTACTTTTCTTTAATTTGTCGCTTGCTTGTTCTAGAAGTTCTCCTCTATGTGCTAATATTAGAACTCTATCACCTTGCTTAACCCTATCTTCTATTATTTTGGAAAATACAATAGTCTTACCGCAACCAGTGGGAAGCACCAGGAGCGTCTTTTGAACGCCCCTTTCCCATTCATCTTGAACCTTAACCCTCGCTTCTTCTTGATAAGGTCTAAGCTGCATTTTTAGAAGCCACCTTGACTGTTATTTCCTTGATTCCAAGAATTGTTAGTTTGTTGCGCTTGGTTGAAGTTAGGTTGTGCAAAAGGATTTTGAACATTAAGTACCTTCGTAATATCTACTTCATCTTTGTATATCATGCTTTTTACCTCGTTATATTGGTTTCCGTTATGTTCTCTAATTCCTACTTTACAAACTCCTGTAGCGCCAATTATTTGATTCCAAGGCATTCTTAATGGTTCACCTTTCTTTTTAAGTCCAATAGCTCCAAAGAACGCTGAAAGCAACCCTTCTACTGAACTATGTAAGAATAAATTATGTTTTAAAGTAGTTTCACCTTCATTAGCTACTATTTTCACACTAACAATAGCTTTAGGGCAGCTAGGTAATTTCCCGTTCGGATTAGTAGGTGTATGCTGCGCTCTGTCATATCCTGCAACAGTAAATTGATATAGTCCAGGAGGTAATAATACGAACTCACTATCTGTTACTATCTCCGAATCCCAGTCTAATTCTCTTTCAAAGTTGTTATAATTTGTATTGTTATTCATCATTTTTTAAAATTCTCCTTAATTTATATTATTGTTGTTTTAATTCTTTTAATAATTGTTTTAAGCCTTCCCATTTGGGAATGATATATCCAGTTAAATATCCTTGCTCGTTGTAAACGCTCATAGGAGTACCTTTTGGGAAATATCCTTTGTTTTCAGTAACAAGTTTAATATCTTCTTCTGTAATTCCATCTTGCTGCATTAAGTCCCATAATGGCTGAGGAATATAATCTGGTTTTTCTTTTACAAATGGATCTATTAATTCTTCAATAGGTGTATTCTCAACCTCTTTAACAATATCTCCGAAATTATCCATTACTTTTTCTTTTTGAGTTTTTTCAACTTTTGGTGCCTCCAAATCGCCGTTATACTTAGGTTGTTCAAACTGTAATTGCTCGGTTTGTTGTTGTTTAATTTCTTTTTGAACCATTTTTTGTGACTCTTCTTTAGGTTCTGTCTTGAAAATATGAGCTATTCCGCTAAAATCAAGTGGTAACTCTCCAGGTAAACCATGTCTATTTTTGGCATCCCATGCGGCAGCATGTTCAGTGTACATTACACGTTGACTACCTTGAGCCTTCTTCTTAGTTGAACCCTCTTGCGTGATTAAGAATGTTTTGTAGTTGCAAAATAGCACCATATCCGCCCATTCTTTAACAAGTGGCGCTGTTTGAGAACTTGTTTTCTTACCAAGTTTTAGTTCATATTTATCGTAAGCGCCCATTTCGTCTGGTAATTCAAATTTTCTAATCTGAGCATGTGCTGTTAACACAACATTAATTCCAATTTCAATAAGATCTTGTAATTTATTTAAGAAACGCCCCATTTCTTCTTTTGCGTAAACATATCCATTCCCATATCCAAAATCTTCAATACCTTTTTTGCCGTGCATAGCGCATAAATTATCCACACATAGAGATTCCGCCCAGTCAATAGTGTCTATTACTAATGTCTTACACACGGTTGGATTAGCCTTAATAAATGCTATTTGATTATTTAACATCACCCAGCTTGTAGGCTTATCTAATCTAGCAACATCCATATTGTCAGTTGAACCTTCCGTATCTATGAATAAAGGTTCTGGGAATTGTGCAGCAAGTGAACTTTTTCCTATGCCTTCAGTTCCATATATCACTACTTTTTGCGCTCTTGCTCGTTTACCTTTTGTGATTTTCATTAAAAACTACCTCCTATATTATTTTCCCAAGACGGTGTGTCTACTTTTTTATTCTTAACATATCCATCTTCTATTATGATTTGACACTCTTCACCAGTGCTTACTCTTGTTGCTATTGCTTGTAAATGGTTATCTTTTAGCCAGTTGCCAAAATCTTGCAACGTCTCTAAGTCCATTTGTTCTAGTTTATCCATCAAGACAAATTCACATTGTGGATTAATCTTTCTGACAATAGCGGTAGCCACTATAAGCTGTTCTGAACCACTCATATTATCCCAAGGTTGGTCCTTGTAAGTAATTACTCCATTTTCAACACTTAAACCTTCTAGTGGTAAATTAGCACCATTTAGTAAGTCTATTTTTTCTTTTCTTAAATTCTCGATAGAATTTGTTAAATCCTCATATTGATTTTTGTATTCTTCCGCGTCCATTTCAGCGCGCTCTCTATCCTGATTAGCTCTAACTTTTCTATTGATTTCTTCAATATTTTCAATACTTCTTTCTAATTCTTCTGTACTTTCATCGATTAAATCAACAACATCTTTATTCGCTATTTCTATATCATTATTAATGGTTGCTAAATTATTGTTTAATTCCAGTAATTGTGCTTCAAGTTCAGCTTTTTTATTTTCAGCAAATGATTTTCTAGCGATTAAGTTCTCTAAATTATCACGTTTACGCTGATTTTCTCCATTTCTAGCAAGAATCTCTTGTTGTTCTTTGATTAATTCAGAAGCACTTACTAATTCATTTCCAACCTCTTTGTAGAACGGTTGTTCTTCTGCAAAGTGTTTCTTTTGGTCTCTAATTTGACCAACAGTACGACGTTTGTTGTATAGTTCCAGTTCATCCTGTTCTAACTTGAATAATTTTTCTCCCAAGCCATCAACTGTATTTAATAAGGCTTTAGTCTTATCTTTTGAGTTCATTTCCATAAATTTAGGTAGGTTAATGGCAAACTGCTCAACAAAACTATTTAATAAGTTTTGTCCTGCTTTCTTACCGCTGGGATCTATTACTTTTAGTTTTCCGTCTTCTCCCTTGCGTTCCACTATTAACCCGTTATCTAACTCAATCTTGATTATTGGTGGAACTACGCTACCCTCTCTTAGTGGTTTAGATGGCTTATAAGCATTTCCGCCTAAGGCCCACGCTATTGAGTCCAGGACACTTGTTTTCCCTTGACCATTTCTTCCACCAACAACTGTTAATCCATTAGCTGTAGGCTCTATCTGAACAGCTTTAACTCTTTTCACATTTTCTATTTCTAATTTATTAATTTTCACCATAAATAATGTCTCCTAACTTTTCTATTAAATCTTGAACAATCTCTTTTGGAACATCCTCGCCATCAAGAACAACACACTTAATCTTCTTATCTTGAATAAGCTCTTGTTCTTGTTCGTTAAGCATATCTTTTAACTTGTCTATAGTTGCTATTTCTTCAACTCTTGGACTACTTGCTGGCTTACCGTCTAAATGGTTAAGCCAAAATTCACCATATCTGATTGTCTTTTGAATATCGTCTTTTGGACTTTCGTATTTCTTGTTTGCTCTAATTCCGTATTTCAAAATGTTAGCTTGACAAACACTGCCAAAGTCTTTTACTGTTTGTTGAATTAGATCTATTGTTTCTAAATTTCCTATTTTATAATGTTGCGGATTTTTAACGTTATTTTCTGTCACTTGCAATTTCTCCTTTTTTGTGTTATTTTATAATTGAAATTTTAATTAAGTAGCTGTTTAGTTCTGAACAGTTGCTTTTTTATTTGTTCCCAGTGCTTCCATAACCACCTACTCGTTCGTTTGATAATATTTCAACGTTTTCAATAGGTAGTACTTTTGTAAACATCCCTTGTCCTATTCTAGAGTGTTTAGCTATCCTTACTTCTTTATCTGTTAAATTGTCATAAAGAAACGTGATATGCCCCTCATTGTCTTTGTTGTTGTAGAAATCCGCGTCTATCACACCTACACTATTACTCATTCTAAGACCATGCTTCTTAGCCATACTAGAGCGTGCATACAGCAACAAGCCTTCATCTTCTTTCATATAAGCCTTAACTCCAGTAGGAATAACATTGCTTATCGTTCCAGGTCTCAATATAACGTCCTCACACGCGTAGAAGTCCACACAAGCACTATATGGCGTTCCTCTTGCTGGCAACTTGCCATCATACCCTCTAATTAATTCAAATCCTCTCATTTTTTCCTCCTATTCAAAATGTTTCTCAAATCTCTTATCGAACCCAACCCATATTGTGCCAGTTGCTAATATGTAAATTGCAAATAATGTTTCAATCTCGATTTTTGTCATTGTTAACGAACAAATTAAAATTATTGTAAAAGTCCAATAGATAAGATTAAGCGTTCTTTTTTGTAAGTGTTTAATCATTGTTTATGCTCCTTTCAATTTGTTTAAATCTATGTCTAATACCTTTGCTATTTTAACTACGTGATCTAATCTAGGATTCTTTGATTCTCCTTTTAAAATGGAATAAATTGTTTGTTCAAAAATCCCTGTTAACTTTGCTAACTTATATTTGCTCATGTTCAACTCTGTTAAACGTTCATTTATTAATATATAAAACTCTTTCATAAATTTTGACCTTCTTTCACTATTATGGTATAATTTATTTGAGTATTTCCTGGAAATTAAATTCTACTACTAAACCTTTTCGATGAGATACTTAATAATTTTAGAAAGGAGATATAATTAATATGAGTGAATTTTATTACTTCAATAAACATGTTGACGATAAAGGTAGACATGAAGTTCATACGGAAAATTGTAATTTCATTCCTCGTGTTGGAAATAGAGAGTACATAGGGTATTTCTCTAATTCTATTTATGCTATACACCAAGCTCAAAGAAAGTATCCGCATAAAAATTTTGATGGTTGTTACTTTTGTTGCAACGAAACTCATAAAGGTTAGTTTTTACTAGCCTTTTTATTATTTAAACAATTTCTATATTTATCTACACTTCTTTTTTCTATCTCATTGATTAAATCTTGTCTATAACATCTACAACATTCTTGTAATACTTTAATTTCAAATCTTAATTGTTCATTATCTATTTTTAATCTTTGATTTTCTTCTAGTAATTCATCTTTGCACATTGTTTATGCTCCTTTATTTCTTGACAATTTTCAGTTCAATCTCACTTTTTGATTGGTTTATTTCTGAATAATTTGTTCCATCAGATACCACTGTTTTGAATTTTTCTTTTTTCGGAATTATCATTTGAATGTAATCTAAATTTACATATCGAATAGTCGACTTATCAGTAGTAATTTTTACAAAACTATTCGATATTTCGGCTATTTCTTTTGGTATGTCGTGAGATAATGTACAATTTTCTAAATAGGTGTCATCTAAAAATATTAATTTCTTTATTTCCATTTATGCTCCTTTCTTTGCCTTTTCCCGCTTCTTATTTAGGAGTTGGGAATTAATGTAATTGTAAATTCTGACCTTGTTGTAAGTTATGTTTGTGTTTTTAGTTCCCTGCATATACTCATAAGAATTGTCTAAACTTTCTAATTCCAACATATATTCATTAAACTTCCCTTTGTCTGTATCAAGTTCAAGAAATTTCCGCAAGTCATCTCTGCTTAACCAGTCTTTAGGATTTTTCAATTTATCCTCATACGCATTGAACATTTTAATCACTCCTTTCTTTTTGTGATATAATTACCTCAAAGGAGGTGAATTATTATGGTTAAAGAATTAATCAAACCTGGAACAGATAACAAACCCGCAGGTACTTACAAAGAAGTAGGACCAAGAGGTGGTTCTGTTCATAAAGGTAGAACTGTTCGCATAGATCAAGGCGACCGTCTACCACCTACTCAAAAATCAGGAAATAAATGGGTTAAGAAATAATTTCCTTTTTATTTTTTGAAAAACAATAACTTCTATTAAACACATCTAACTGCAACCAAGATTCAGCATATAATTTACTGTTTTCTTCATAAACCGTTAGAAAGTGTTTAGTATTTAGCACTACTTTAGTTACTACTCCGAATGTCGCTAATGTTAGTGCTATTTTTGTTTTAATGCTCATTTGTTTCTCCTTTCTTTTTTAGTAATAATATAAATTTTTTGATATAATATATTTAGTAAAGATTATATAGGAGAATCTAATGAAAAAAAGTAAGTTATCACTAATTTCACTGATATTGACAGCTTTATATGTTGTCTATTTAATTTATTATATTTCAAGTACTGGCAGTAAAGCTGCTACTGCTGATTCAGCAACGCAAGTAGGAACTGCTATAGGACTCGCTTTAATTACACCACATCTAATTTGTACAGCCGTTGGCTTACTGATGAATATTTTAGGTTATTTTTTAAATAAACGTGGCTTTATTCTAACAGCAGCAATCTTATATACGATTGCTATTGTATTGATGCCTATTTATTTCTTTTTTGTGCTTATTCAAACAATTTTATGCTATGTAGCATATGCAAAAATGAACCCAAATAAAATACAACAAAATCAATAAAAAATATAAAACAGAAAATAATCTTTACTTTAAACTCTCTTATCAATAAGGGAGTTATTTATTATTTTTTTCAAGAACTATATTCTTGCTGTTACTTAAAAAAAATATCGTTAGCCTCTTCTTTAGTTAATGCTAAGAATTTTATCAAAAGTAACATTTCACTTTTTTTAAATTCCCTGTCTTGAATTTCGTTGATTTTATCAGAGAAACTACTAACCGAGATATTTAAATAATCAGCGCATTGTTTATAAGTTTTTCTTTGTTCTCTTATTTTTCCTTTTAGCTTATCCATAGTACCACCTTTCTTTTTTGTTATTTTCAAGAACTATATTCTCGACTGTAACTATATCTTAACATGAGTTTTTTTACTTGTCAAGAATTTTTTTCTTGTTTTTTAAAAAAATATTATCAAAAAATATAACCTTGTTCTTGAAAATAAGAATATGATATAGTATAATTAAAACAAAGGAGGCGTATATATATGACTTTAGGAAAAAGAATTGAGGAAAAAAGATTAGCTAAAAATCTGAAAAAGAAAGAGCTAGCAAAACTTATAAATGTTCACGACACTTTAATAGGAAAATATGAACGTGATGAAGTAGATTTAGGACTTAGCAAAATTAAAGAATTAGCTAGAGTATTAGACACCACGCCTGCTTTTCTTATGGGCTGGGAAGATGACCAAAAAGAAATTGATATAGCAAACATGGTAAACGATCTAATGGATAATTTAAATAGTGATCAAGCCTTAATGTATAGCGGAGAGCCGATGGATGAAGTAACAAAAGATTTAGTACGCGCTTCAATCGAACAAGCAGCAAGAATTGCTATGGCGCGTCACAAATCAGAAAATGACGATTAAAGATGTTTACTACTCCTTAATCCAGGAGTACGGAACAACTAATCCATTTACTATCGCTAGACAATTAGGTATAACAGTACTATTTAACGATTTAGGAACAAACAACGGGCTATATCATACATTAGAAATTTGTAACAAAACATACCACTACATACACATTAACAACAACTTATCTGACGCTGATAAGCGCTACACTATGGCTCACGAATTAGGTCACTTTATTTTACACAAAAATTCAAACTTACACTTCTTAAGGAGAATTTCAAGAGCACCTTTATCAAGACAAGAAATAGAAGCCGACCTGTTCGCAAGCTATTTTATAATTTCAGATGAGGAAATAAAAGAAATAAATAATATATCTCACATATCTGAATCATTTAAATTAGACTATAGAATATGCGAGGAAAGAATTAAGTATTTAGATAGCTAACCTTAGCTATCCATTATGGTTAGAAACCACCAAAATATATTATATAGAAAAGAAGTGAAATAATGGTAAAATATAATGACGAGAATAAAGAAAAACTCACTAGAACGAGAGATATACTTGTGGGTATTGCTAATAATCCTAGAAATAACAAATTTGTAAATTTAGGAATTAATGAGATTAATCGTGCTAAAGTATTTAGAGATGAAAATAATAAAAAATACACTAAATTTAAACGATATAAACGTGGAACTATTGTATTTGTACGTTTTGGAATTAATATAGGACAAGAATTTTCAAATTCTCATTTTGGGATTGTTTTAGATAAAAATGATAACCCAAGCAACGGAATCCTTACTATACTTCCGCTTAGTTCAAAACAATCTAATGATGGTGTAAATATTGGTAAATCTCTATTTTCTACCATTATGAATAATGCTGAAAAAACTAATAAAGAACTTAAGGAAATTATACATATGATGTTTGAATTACAAATTTTTCATAATTCCTGCAGTCCTTTACCTGGTGCAACATATCGTATAACAAAAGATAACAAAAACTATGATTTATGGATGAATTTTTATCAAAGGCATGATCCAAATAATAAACATATTCCAGTAGATATGGAAATTGCAAAAAAATGGTTGCAATCTGACGAAGATAAAGTAAGAGAATTAAAAAAAATATACAATAATTATAATAAAGTTTCCTATGCGAAAGTTGGCTCTATTACTTCTGTAAGTAAATTGAAAATATCTAAAAAAATAAACGATTTAGATCCGATAGGTGAGATAAGATTACCAGTAAATATAATGGAAGAAATTGATATTGCTATTGCTAAAAAACTTCTTCGAGGAAACTGGAAAAAAATTTGACAAATCAACATAAAAATTATACAATAGGTGTATAAGAATTTTAGTGGAGATTTTCTCTGCTACTGATTAATTATTTTAGGGCTAAACACCCTACTGGCAAGCACCTGTGAAAATGGGTGCTTCTTTTTTTATATTTTCTATAAACTAAATAAAAAAACTCCCTGCACCCCGCCAAGAGTTAGAGAGTTTGTGGCCGTTTAAACCAGTAGGACTATTTTAAGCATTTCTATATCGTCATATAAAAATGTAACTCTTAAAATCTCCTAGAATAATTGTGTATAAATATACAATATAAGTATATCATACACACCTTAAATTAACAAGAAAGGACGTGTATTAAATGTACAAAGAATTAACCAAACAAGGCAATTATAAGTACGTTCAGACCTATAAAAGTCTTGACGGTAAAACAAAGCGTATTTCAGTAGTCAAACCAAACAAAACACGTGCTACCGAAAAAGAAGCGTACGAAGAACTTCAAGAAAAAATTAATAAGATTCTTAATCCTGAACAAAAAGTTGAAAAGTTAGGGTATTACAAAGAAAAATTTTTGGAGTTTAAAAAATCTTCATTAGCTGAAGGATCTTATAGAATGTATTCAACATATATTAGAAAGTTAAATGATGATGAAAAAATAGAAGAAATAACAAAAATAAAGTATGAAAAAATGCTAATTGAGTTTAGAGAACAATATTCTCCCGAGGCGATAAAATTCATGGTAAGATTATTTAATAATTTTTTTAAATTTATAAAAAAATATTACATCCCAACTTTTGATATTCACTTGGAGTTTAGATTGTCTAAAGAAGAAAAAGCAAAAGAATTGCAGAAAATAAAATATTTAGAAAGTGAAGAGATTCCTAAAGTTTTAGCCAGAATTAAAAATAATAAAGTAAGAAATATAGCTATAATCCAGTTACACACAGGTCTAAGAATAGGAGAAGTATTAGCACTAACTCCTGCGGATGTTGATTTTAAAAATAAAACAATAACAGTAAATAAGACAAAATTACAGAATGGAAAAATTTCCGCACCTAAAACCATCAGTAGTATAAGAACTATTGAGGTGTCAGACTACGTTTTACAAATTCTGTATGATTTTATTTCAAACTATGATTTTATTTTTAAAATTTGTTACAACACAATTATTAATCATCTCAGTAAATTAAACATCACCTCGCATATATTTAGACATTCACACGTAGCATTACTTATTGAAATAGGAGTCCCAATTAAAGTAATATCAGAAAGACTTGGTCATTCAGACACCTCAATAACCCTTAGTATTTACACACATGTCACCGAAAAAATGAAAGTGGACTTGAGATCTAAGTTAAAAGACCTTTCCCCATTTATTCCCCAACAATAAAATAATTAAAAAATAAACGCTATTAAATCAACTCTTAATAGCGTTTTTAAATATAACAAACAATTATAACATATTTATTTCCTCAAGTACATTATAAACACATCAAATTAAGAAGAATAATTAGTAATACTAAAAACAACTACTAATTATCCTTCTTAATTTTTACATATTATTTTCTGTTAACTGATTTATTTCTCTTGAGATATCAATAATACCTTTAGCAGAATTTTTAAGATTATTTGTGTATATTAACAACATGTAATCTTGGTTACCAAAGACAATAGCTGTATCATGCATATTAGCATCTATTCCACCGTATTT